CTGCGCCACCAGAAACGATGGTGACAGTCTTTTGACGATCTGCTTGGCGAACGAGTTTGCGGAACACACGATTAGATGCATCGTGCAGGTCTAGCATGGCTTGTGCTGGAGGGAGAGGCATAATGTTGCCCGGAACGTCTCCAAACGACAAAATGTGGTACGGGCCAATTTCAGGGCCTTTCCAATCCACCACTCGTATGATCTTTCCAGATGCAATGCCGCTTTGATCGTTGCATTGCACTGTGACAAACAGGTTGTCGTATGGAAGCCACAAATCCCACAACTCCAGCAGGTCGATATAACCGCGCTGTGGGTTCCATCCGCCGAGTCCACCTGTTTGTAAAATGGAAACTCTTTCATCACCTTGTTCGTTGTAATCAGTTTGGCGTGATGGCTGAAGTTCTTCTTTACCAAAAATCTTCAAGTCCATTGCTGCTTCATAAGGAAGTGTGTAACGGTTACCAACGTATTGACACAAGTCCCAAGACTTAGAGTTCATGTCAAATACAAAGTCGTCAAAATCAACGACATCTGCAAATGGAAGTCCCGCGTCATGCATGTAGCCCTCAATCTCTGCTTGATTGCCGGGAGAGATGCCAACCTTCATAACGCCAATAGAGAACATTGCATCAATGACCCACTTTGAAATACTGGACTCAAGATCAATCTCTCTGACCATCCAATTTAATGCAAGTTCAAAGTTCGCTGCTGTTGGTGCAAGATCAGGATCCTTTGGAATAACCAAAGCCTGTGGAGCGCGCGCGGCAACTTGACGGCGATAGATGTTGATCGCCATCTGCATCAGGTTCAATGGAACCTTTTCATTCGCGCCCATCTCGCCATAGTTACTTCCAACATATGCACGGACAGCGGCCAGACGCTGTTCACGGAACGGCTGCATTCGATTGCGAGAAAAATCAACAGACTCTAAAAGTCTGGATGCCTTCTTGTCGTCAATGGTTAGGTTGCGCTTTTTTGCCATTACCAACTTGTCCGTTCTAATTTTTTCTGTTGCGCGAGAAGTCTGCGCCACGCAAGCGTACCCGGCAACAGTTCTTGTTCGGCAATTCTTTGCTGTGTTTTTCCACGCATTCCCTTCCAACAAAGGGCATCGGCTGTTGGTCGGTCACCGTGGTTCTCTCTTGCTCCCGACGGGTCGGGCGTTGCAAGGGATCTACCGTGAACGACCCAGCCGGTTTCGGTATACACAATCTCCTTGCACTCACGCAAGGCATCTGCACTTCGGTTCATGCACTCGCCACAGTTCAATGCTCTCCTGTACTCGCCATACAAGGCGCGCTTTTCGTCCTTGGTAGGCCACCAGCCGGGGATATTTGACGCCTTTGCACCGATAGCCAACTCATTCTTACGGTAATAAACGTTCCGATACCCGTTCTGGATGACCACATCCCCGAAGTTTCGACCCGGCCCCGGTGCTTCCCAGACCATGTAAGCCTCGTTCTGCATGCCCTTAAACCACTTGCCAAGGGCAACTGCATACTTCCCCAACTCGTCTGGGCGGATCTTGGAGTTGACAAACTCCCCCACCTTCTCCCCGGTCAAACAGTCCCCAATAGAAATAACGCTATTGGAAGATCCGGTACCAGTAGCGATATCCACTCCCAGTGCATAATTTCTATCAGACGGCAACTTCATACCCAGCACTGGGCGGATCCACAACTTCAATCGACCGTTGTTTGTTTCGGTAAATGAAATCGGTTCGCAGGTGACCGGGTCAAACTCAAGTTCACCGCGCAACAACGCTGGCTGGCCGCACGATGAAATCAAACGATCAATCATCCCCGAATCAAAGAACAGGTAGTCGGAACCAGCAAAGTCAATGTCCAACTCTTGTGCAATCTCTGTTGCATTGGCACACCGCTTACATTCCTTGTCGTACCAAGGTGAGCGCGTGCGGTTGTGGCCATCCTTATAAATGCCTTCTGCCTTAACGGGGTGCTGCGCCCAATGCATTCTGATCTGTTGCATATCGGGCTTTTGGGCAAGATCATAAAAAGCATTTGCACTACCGGCTGGGGTTGAGTTGAAAATGCGACACCGTGTCGCATCGCGCGTTGCACTCAATGCCCTGTACTGATCCTGTGCATCAAAGGCGGCAAACTCATCCATCATAATTGCAGTACGTCGGTCACCACGGGCAACATCGCCTGTCGTTGATTCGCCGTCAATCGTGGACATGTTGTCGTCATTCGACAATCGCAACTTCGTTCGGGTGATGTTTGGTAACAACCAGCCCGGCATGTTCTTATGTAAGAAATCAAACTTCCAAAACAGACTCTTCGGGTTACCCGCTTTGTCTACATAGTCTTCATTGCGTGACACAACAAGAAACGATTGGCCATGCTTGAACCGCCACAGCCATTCAAATGCAGTAAGAATAAGCCACGATGCGCCCATGTCTCGACTCTTTGCAATCAACAGATCGCTGCCTACATCAACAGACTCAATGATCTTTAGAATCGCTTCGTCTTGGTATGGATAGGTAAGGAATGGAACTGTGCTTACCTTGAGTCGTGGGTCATACGTCCAACAGAACGTATTGATATAGAACATGATGTCACTGCGGCACATCGACAACAGCGTGTTCTTTTCCTTTGTCCCCTGATTACCAAAGGCAATGATGTCTTTGCGAAACGCAAGGTTCGCTTCCATATCCTTGGGAACCAAATGGGCGTAAGGTAAAATCACTGTTGTAGTTCGTCAATCACATCACCCGCATCCTCCATCTTCATGCGTTGCACAAAGACCGGGGTGCCGTGACCAACCCATGCGCCGATGACGTTGAACTCAAAGTACTCCTCCGCTTCGTCCTCGGTCATCTCATCATTCTTGATCAGGATGTCGATGCACAAAGCGCGGTCGTAGATTGCAAAGTGCCGATTAAACTGGGTGCCAACACCAATAAAGGCGTCCTCAAACCCATCAGCCAACATGATCTTGTCGTCTGCCATGTCTTAACCCTCCCCTTCGTATAAGGCGTCATCCAACTTCTTTCTACGGCAATCGTTCAACAACTGATGAAGACGCGCTATCTCAGCGGTCATCCATGTCTGTTCACGCATCTCTTTTGCCAATTCAACTCGCAGGTGCTGGATTTCTTCAGAACATAAGGCAAGTAATGCCTCAGCCGTCTTGCAACGGGGCGAACTAAACTGAGCGACCTTTTCAACTATGTCCAGATCGGTGTCCTCAAGTTCGATCCTACATACATAATCAAGAGAGAGGTGTTTTCTCGGCACTCATCGACCCTTCGCTTATTTGTCTGACCCGATCAATCAACAGTAATACGTCACTCCCGTCATCCGACAACCGCTCCGCTGCCTCCAACTGCTGCTTGCTCGGCATCATCTTCGACCATATCTGACCCCAGAACTGGGCCTCGTTCTGGTTGCTCCGGCGCGCCCATGCCAACATACTCCAAGACTCCGGACTCGGTGCGTCCTCCGGGTTCGGGGTATCCACCATCATCTGCTTGGCAACCCACTCAACCGTCCTCGTAATCGAACAACTCCGATCACCAAACACAGTCACATCAACCCGACCCTCCGCAGAAAAGTCCGGCGCGCCGGACTCTCTGACCTTCTCCTCCACCACAAGTTCGTCTTCCGACATAACCACAACGCTAGGTACAGATCCATTCAAAGCCTCCGTGTAAGCCACATCCCACGCCTCAACCGCATCCATGCCAGCGGCCTTCAACTCCTCCCGACGCTTCACAAACACATTCCACAACCCCCGTTCCATCAACTCAGCGCGACGGGCCACCTTCCCCTTACGGTGTGCAAACTGGTCGTCAGTTAGTCGCTTCATGTTTGTTCTCCCCCCTTCAACCACTCAACCATGTCGCCACAAACCCTATCCAACCATTCGATATCTGCCTGACCTGCCACCTTCCGGTCAATCACAATGCCACTCACTGGGTGTACCACCGAACAATGCGTCCGGGCTGGCGATACGTTGAATACCACCCCATCCTCATCAACAGCCACAAACCCCGTAGCGGTGAGGGCCACGGTAAACCCCTGATCGCGCAAGTGCTGCATGATCACCTCCCGCTTGGCCAGTAATGGCTTTGTTCCTGTTCGCATAGTGCAACTATACCACAAGTTGATAGTGGGTGTGATTTGTGGGGGTATATCTTGCACGATGCCCGAGCCGGGCATCGTGGTTTGGTTTTCGCGGGGGTGCGGCTGCGTGTGCGTCGCGCGAGCGTGCGCGGATCGCGCGTTCCACTATTAGTCGGCGCGGTTGACCAGGCACCGGCTTGACCCAGCGCGCCCACCGACTGCCCGGCGTGATGCGGGAGCGTTTGGGAGCGGGTTCCGGCGGCGGCGGCGGGCACTGGCGTTGAAGCTGAATCAAACCCATTGCATATATGGAACGCGCGCGCGGGTGGCGGAGACGATTGCCAGCTGCGGGGAATACCCTCCCCCCGGAAGCCCATCAATAAGTGAGCGCGTCCGCCCCGGCGCGGCTTCCAAGTGTTCACACTGGCGGCGGCGTTCGTCCTGGTGTTGGTGCCGTGACCGCAGGCCAGTGCGCCCCGCTTCCGGTTGTCTTCCCCCCCGCCGCGCCGCCAACAATGACTGAGCGCAAACGCAAACGCCCCGCCGGGGTGGGCGGGGCGTTCGTGGGTGTTGGTGTTGGTGATGGGGTGACCTAGCCGCGTTCCATGTAACAACAGAAGGAACACAGCACGGCGGGTACCCCTGCGGGTTTGCCGTCACGGATTCCCGGCGCGGCGGGGATGTCGCGTTCCAGTGCTTTGATATTGTTACGAGTCTTCTCTGTCAGCGTCTGTTGGCAGTAGTCGCACTTGAGCGCGGCGGTCGGATTCGGAACGATGGTAAATAGGGGGAACGCGCTCATAGGTCTTCCCCACAGTCGGCGATGTACCATGCTTCCGGGGAATTGTCGCGCGAGTGCGATAGCCTCACCTGCGCTTCGGTCTGCCCCGGGAAGTATGCGAAGGGTAGACCGCAGTCCCCCTCAATGAGTCGCGCGGCATGGTCGCGCTCTTCACTCTGCAAGCTGATACAGACTTCATCGTCCACTTCCCCGGCTTCCTGATCCCTATCCCGGTATTTAACAACGGCATAGAAGTCGCGGATAAGGGAGGCGGCTTCAAGTTCGTCCCACGCTTCGGGGGTGGCGGGTGGCGCGGGTAGTTCCTTCCGCACTGGTCGCGGCATCAGCACCGTAAGAATGTCTAACGCCCACTGAACATCCAAGCAACTACGAATACATACCCACGCCCCGCCGGGCGTCCGGCGGAGAATGGAGTATGTGGGCGGGTTGTGGGCGGGGTTGGTGTCGATCTTGTAGTACGCGCCGTGTGCGTCATTCAAACGATCCAACGCCCAAGCAAGCCCCACAGGTAGACCGGGTGTATGGGGGAGGTTCATTGCATTACCCCGTATTCCGCGCCCGTGACCGGGTCGCAATCCCCGCGCGATGCATGGACGAACACCGGGCGAGAGCTGGCATTGTCCACCGCCCGGCGGTGTACCGCTTGGCGGGTCGCTTCCCCTTGAAGCTTTGCAAGGTATTGCGCTTCCCTGATTGTGTCCTGTATCAGCAATTGCCGCGCCCGTTCCATTTCGGCGCTGTCAATCCATGCCCGAATCAGCTGCGCGAGTTCCCCACGGGGAGCGCGCCCAAGCAAGTGCCGAGAGCCAAGCGTCACGGCGATACCGCCATAGCAGTACGCGATATCGACCATATACGGGCGTCCGCACGGGGAAGGACATTCCGCATTCATCAGCGCCACAAGTGCGCGAATCGTCTTTTCGGATGTTCGTTCCTTCACTTTGCACCCCCTTCATTGGTCAATCCGGGCAGTCCAAGCGAAGCCAGTGCGGCGAACAACACGGCATCGTCGGCGGCGATGTACCAATCCTCCGGGCTATTCTCTTTGTTGTATGCCACGCGGATTTCCGCTTCGGATTGGGTGCCGTCGAAATAGAAGAATGAATCCTCTTCATCGTCGATGGGATCCCCGTTTGCGTCATACTGGCAAGGCACCAAGCTAATGCTTCGATCCATAAAGCCGGGCGTATCCTTCCATGCGATCAGGCATTCAAACGTAGTTTGCTTCAATGCCCGCTGCGCGGCATCCCAAGCAATATCGGCGGCTCCGGCGGCGGTGTACCCTTGCAGCTGATCGGGTAGGAACGTGCAGCAAGCCACGCCCATATCTATCAATTCATGCCGGATGTTCTCTACGCTTGTCTCCAAGTCGGCAGGGTCAATCGTAAACACGGTGCGCCCGGCGTCCCGCAGGAAGCGGAGCGCGGAGCCGCAAGCGGCATCCAATTGCGCGGCGGTCATGGGTACGGGATCCATGCCCCCGCCCATATCTGTGGTTCGTTCTAGTGCCATTGCATTCATCCTCTCAATCGGGGTTCCCAAACACGGCGAACGGTTCGCCGGGCAGATTGTACATCGACCCATATATGTATGCAACTGTATTTATATAAGAATCTGCGGCTTCGCCTGGACTACCGCCGGGCGCGCCAGTGGTGCCGAGCTGCCGGAGCTGGGTTCGCCTGGACTAGTCCGGCGCGCCGGACTGCCAGCACTGGCGCGGGGCGGTGGGAACGGGGGAGCAAGGCGGGAGCAAGGCGAGAGCGGCGGGGGAGCAAATTGAGAGCGGAAGTATTGACGGCCAGTATGGGCATGGGTATCCTCTTACATGGGTGCGGCGCGTTGCCGTCCCCAAGTTCACAACGTTTGAGAGGATTCACAGTCATGGCAAAAAAAGCAAGTTTCAAGGCGTGGGCACCGGGGAGCGGCGATTCCCAATATCTATTCTTGGGTGGTCAGGAAGTGCGCGACATTCTCACCCCCGCACACGCACACGCGAACGAATGCCAATTCCCGCCGAGTAATTTCGCCAAGATCGCACTGGTTAAGAATTCCTACGGCACGGTTTGCTTGAAAGTTAAGCCAACACCAGTGGCGCAATTCAGGACGATTAGCTTTAACAGCACCCCGGAAATTCAGGAAGCAATCATCGGTCTATTCGCGCATGCGCTGCGCGGCGTTCCGCATATGGGCGCAGTGTTGGACATCATTCGTCCACTGGTGAGGGCAAACGGGCATCCATCCGCCGAGGATATGAAAGTGGTTTGCGCCTATTTCGTAACGGCATACGCTGCAATTAAGACGGAGCAAGATTCAGCACCGTCGAAAGAATCCGGCGATGCCCCGCCACCGACAGAGGAACGCAAGTATGAGGATGGCGAACCACGCCCGGCGAAGCGTGAGCGCGGCGGCGTCCCGGCGTCACTGGAGACATTCGGCGAATTCGGCAAGGCAATTCATAACGCGATTGAGAACGCAATTGATACGGCCACAACTAAGACCGAAGCGATTCGCGTAGTGAACATCACCGTTCCCGGCTACACGCCAGTGCAATTGCCGGAGGGCGAGGTAGTCCATGAGCAATTCAAGGATTTGCTATTTCGGATGACCACACTGGCACCGAATCAAAGGCAAGTGTTGTTACTGGGGGAGCGTGGCACCGGGAAGACGCATGCAGCGGAGCAACTGGCGCGGACACTGGGGCTACGTTTCACTGCGCTATCAATGTCCGGCGGCACCACAGAACGCGCGTTTCATGGTGCCGTTCGTTTGATTGACGGGTCGATGATTTGGCAACCAAGTGCATTCTTGGAGTACTTCGCGCATGGCGGGGTGTTCCTTGTCGATGAATTGGATAAAGCCGATTCAACGGTCGCAACCAGTCTGAACATGGCACTGGCGAACGGCTATTGCGTTCCGGTCGATAGCGGCGTTCGTATCAATCGGCATCGTGATTGCATCGTCATTGCGGCGGCAAACGCACTGGGCAGTAGTCGCACCTATACGGCATCGAATCGTTTGGATGCATCGACCGTTGAACGTTTCGCCATCATGCACTGGGGCATGTCGAATGACATCCTTCGCCGCATGGCCGGGGAGTGCGGAGACAGTGCGAAAGCGGATTCATTGTTGCGCCTGACGTTCGCCATTCGTGAGCGCATTGTGGCGAAGGGTTGGAGCGGAGAGATTGAATGGGGAGCGCGAACCGTTCAACGCATGGCGTCATGGTTGCGCGGCGGCAAGTCACGCGCCGAAGCGTTGGCAATGGAACTGGAGCAATTCAACGGCAATGAGCCAGTGCGTTCGGAATTCCTGACTGCAAGTAAGGCGGTGGCATAAATGGAACAGGCAATCTATCAAGCGCGTCTGGATGCACGGAACCACGCCCCTCGCATCATTCACTGGGACGATGATCAAGTGGTACTAGCATTTGTTTCACTGGCGCATGCAGTGGCATCCGTGAGCGAAGACAAGGCAAGCATGGTGAAGCATGCCGCAGAGGCATGGCAGGAACATATGAATAATTGCAGTCGCGATTCAAAGTGGGGGGGTGGTGCCACTACCCCCCAGTTGTGGCGCGAAGTGCTGCTATCGCCACCGCAAGCTTTAAGGGATCGCAT